GCTGAGAAGAAACAGATTGTGGATATTAAAAAAGAACTCCAATTCAAACCTTTTGAGAAAGTATTAGTTAGAGATAGTTATAATGATATGTGGAGAGCAAGTTTCTTTAGTCATATTAAAGAAGATGATGGAAGATATGTAACTACATGTTGTACTTGGAAATTCTGTATTCCTTACATCGGCAATGAATCATTGGTAGGTACAACTAAAGACGTGGAGGGCTAGATATGGACGAATCTTTTAAGAAAGAACTTATAGAGCATTGTAAAAGGCAAATGCAACGCTTTGAGAGAATGGGAAGAACTGATTCTTTCGCATATAAAGAACATGCTGTTTTACTTAGTTTTCTTGAACGTCCATATTTACCTTTTTAATATAGTAATAGTTATGATAGACATAAAGAAGAAAATCCAAGCCGCCAGAGATTACGCAAGCAAAAGCTATCGTGTAATCAGAAAGGTTAGCAAAAACGGCTTTATGGTTCAAAGAGATAAAAATGCCGATAAGCATTTCTTGGATGGCATTGATTGGGCAGAGAAAGAGATATTCAAAGATTTGATTCACAATGCTAACGAAGTTCCTCAAATTGGCAGAGGAAGGATTCTTGCATACTCAAGAGACTGCGGTTATAGAAATCTTTACAACCTATACGATATGATGTACAAAACTGATTGCGGCACATATCAAGAAATGTGGGAATTAGAAGTTAAAGCGTACCGTTTGAATGGTTGGATATACGCAGATGAATTGTTTGACTTAATTATCAAAGGAGGTGAGCAATGAAAGAACTTAAAGTTGGAGAAAGAGTAGTCTTGGACATCGTTGTAACTAAGACTGTAACTTGTGCAGGTTGCTTCTTTGATGGTAAGGGTGCTTGTGAAGTTTGGAGACAATATCCATGCGCAAGAGAACAACGCTCAGACCGTAAAAATGTAATCTTTAAAGAAGTTAAGGAGTAAAACGTATGAGTAGAAATTTAATGAGAATGGCTTTAATAATGGCTGCTACGGCAGCTTATGCACAAGATGATATTTTCGGGTGTTCAAGTCCTAGACTTGACGCACCAAGCGGCAATATTCCTTTTGATAAGCAGAAGTGTCAGCCAAAGGCACAGCATGAGTTCACCATCAAGGGTGTTAAGATTATGGCAGCCTCTAAGAAGGATGCTATAAAGAAGTTTAATCATCGTAAAAAGTAAAGAGATATGTTATACGAAGCAAAACAAGGTACAAAGGCTTGTGAATACATTAAGAGTATTCTCGATGCAGAATTTGAAGAGCATCAAGCCTACATGAAAAGAGTAGAAGAAGCCGTAGGTTTCAAATTTGAAAAATATCAGGGCTATCAGCCTAACAGAACTCTCACAAGAGAGTACGAGATTACCGCTATATGGGTTCTTTCTGAGCGTTACGATACGTTAGATAAGAAGGTGTGGAAGAAGGTAGACAGTGTAAAATTGGAGGACGGTTACTATATAGCTATTGCGCCTAACAAGCGTAGTAAGCAAGGTAAGGCAATAGCAGCAGTACTTACATCATATAAATCCTTTACTCATCATTTCAAGATATTGAAGGAACTGAATATCGAAGTTCCGCACGTCAGCCGATTCTCCATCACCCAGCTTTTACGTCACAAAGACCGCATTTTCGTTTACTTCGATGATAGTATTAGAGCTGAAAAGCAAAATCCAGACTTCGTGGAAATCACGATAGGTGAATATGAGGATTTCATTAATGGTAAAGACTAAGCGTATGGATAAGTTAGAATACATTCCAGGAGATTTGGTGATGACAAATGGAGTACCACTAGGTACAGCACAGAATGTCGTTTACAGAGTAACATCATCTGACCCATCAAAGACTTTGAAGTTAGACGATGGAACGGTTCTGAAAGGTGTTGTTCGCTTAGAGAACATCGAAGGTGCGGTATTTGGAGAGAAAGGCTATCTCTTAGGCGATAGCTGCGCTTGGGTTAAGGATATTGTTCCGATTCCACTTACTCCTGAGATTCTAGATAAGAATGGATGGAGAAAAGAAGAAGAGAATTACTTTAATGATAGCTACCATATATTCTTAGAATGCAAATATGAGAAATACTCTGCCTACAAAGTTGTACATAATAATGTAGTATGGCTAAGAGACGTAAGAAGTGTTTCCGATTTACAGCATCTTCTCTTCGGTATTGGTATTAATCACGAAATGGAGGTGTAGGTATGTTAAGAGAAGATATTAGAGGAATATGTCACAGACCTTGTATCTACAATGATAAAGATAAGTGTGATATGTGGGATGAGTTATCTGTTCCTGATGAAACAGAAGAGTGTGCAAATCAGATTGATGTTTAACGCCTTCGGGCATAAATAGTAGTAATATGGATATTGTACCATCTTGTTTTTGCTGTAAGCACATGAAACTAAAAGATAGTTTTTATTGTGATGCTTATAATAAAAAAGTAGAAGAATCAGATTGTCACAATGATGATAATCCAAAATTTGAAAGTGTATTTGAATAGTAACTAACCATCCCTTATGGGATATAAATATAAGGTAATTATGAAAAAGTTTATTGGTACAAAGGTCATTATGGCAGAGCCCATGACTATGACAGAAGCACAGAAAGTGCTTGGTAGAGAAATTAAGCCAGCAACCGATGATGAAGATGGCTACTTAGTAGAGTATGATAACGGATATAAGTCTTGGTCTCCAAAGAGTGTGTTTGAGAAAGCCTATCGTGAAGTAGGATCTGTTAACTTCGGCGGAGCTATTAACTTGTTGAAGGCTGGTCTTGCGGTAAGACGCAAGGGATGGAATGGTAAGGGATTGTTTATCGTGAAGCAGGTTCCTGCTCATATCACTGGTGACATCATTCCTAAGATGCAGTCATTGCCACAGATTGCTAAGGACATTCTGATGAAGCGTGAGAATCCCCACATTGATTATACCAACCAAATGTTGATTATCAATCCGGATGGTAGGGCTGATTCATGGGTTCCTTCTTCATCTGATGTGTTTGCGGAAGATTGGGAAGTTGCAACAGATTAACTAACCACCCTCTCCTGTAAAAGGGAGAGGGTGAAAGAAAAGAATATGGCAGAAATAATTTACTTTGGAACAAATGGGTGTTCCGGGCATTATCCTATTGGTATTGACAAAACGCTGACAGGGGCAGAGTATGAGATATGGTGCGAATGCGATAATGAAACTTGGATAAATAATATCCGAAAGAATCCTGGTCGCCACGTTATCAAACATCACGGAGAGGTTTATACAAATTATGGTGTTCCGTTCTCTGTAGATGAAGACAGAGTTGGTGATCATACCGAACTGTTTTGGAAAGGCATTCATACAGAAGAAGAAATTATCAACTTGATAAAGAATGATTCATTCTTATCAAAGCAGTTTAATCTAAAATAATATTGTTATGGCACTACCTAAAAATTATAGTATATGGCTTGCCGTTGATTATGATGGTATAGAAAAAGCTTTTTGGTATAAACCAAAAAGATGTGAGAAACATGGAGAATGGTGGGGTGATAAAATGGTTCTTCCGCATGGAAGCGTTAAGAAGCTCATCGGAAGAGAATTGTCTTGGAGCGATGAGCCGGTAGAACTTAAAGAAGAATAGCTTATGTTTGGATTTTATGTTGTACTTACCATAGTTGTTCTATTTACAGCTTTTATGGGTGGAGTTATCGGTTATTTAATTGGTAAATATTGGAAGAGATAAATATGAGCATGCAAATATGTAAGGAAGCCTATCAAGAATTGATAGACGGAGATATAGAATGGCTTCTTAGACAGCCTAGAGACCTCGAAAGAGACCATATAGAGGCAGTGCTAAGAAAGAGTGTTGAACTTTTATACGGGAAGAAAGAATAGCTTATGTATAGACCGATTACAATGTATCAGATTGTCTGTGATAGATGCGGAGAAGTGTTTGGTGGCACAGATACTTGCTCTGCACTATTCAGCAACAAAGAAGTCGATATTGGTGACTACTCAGACTGGGAAATGATAGATGGTAAACACTATTGTCCAGATTGTTATGAAGTGGAAGTCATTGATGGAGTGTATAACGTTAAAGCAAAGGAGAAATAGATATGGAAGTATTAAAAGACATAAGTCAGTTAACAAAAGGTTGCGGAGTGACATTTATTAAAAATGATAATTTCCACTTCTACGAGTACCTTATGGTACACCCTAATCGTGAAACCTATTATCTATTTATAGATAACTGGTCGCAAGACGTTGTACGAATACACATTGATGACCTCTTGTCAGGAGATTATTATGTTGGTAAGTACGACCGAATCTTCGTCATGGAGAAGAGAAAAAATTTCTTCAGACGAATGATAAAGAATTGTGATAAAAGAATTGAAGAACTTAAAAGTAAGTAGTTATGGCAAAACCTTACAGAATCAAGCATAAGGCTAGCGGGTTGTACTACCAGCCTGCAAGAAATCATAGTAATCTTGGTAAAAATGGCAAGGTGTATATGGCAAACAACTCGCCATTACTAGCAAATTATGGATATGATTATATATCTATTAGTGTTAGAAAAGGCACTAAGGTACATAATATTCTAGAAAGGTTAATGCCCTTAAAAGGCGTAAAACGTTCTTATGGTGCAGAAGTTTGTTATCGTGTCCCAAAGAGTGAATTTGAAAAAGAAGAATTATAGCGTATGAAAAGTATATTCTCTATGTTTGCTTATTGGGATAGAGTACATCAATTCCCAGACGGACATATTAAAGTAGAAAATAATTTGGCGTGGAGAAGAAAACATATGCATTTTCGCAGTAGTAATAAAAAAATACCTTTTTAGCGTATGAAAAAAGAAACAAGAAATGTAGTAGTTCTCGATTGGGAGGATAAAATTAAGCTACAACAATTTATCGAGGATTTGGAACAAATCTCTGAGACTTATCAAAGTCCTTGCAAGGAACTTACAGGTATCAATAATACAATTTACTATCTCAAAACGATTGAGGAGGCAATTAATTAGCGTATGAAGCTTAAAAAAATAAGAAATGAAGAAGGAAACTAGACTAAAGGTATATCGTATGTATGATGGTCATTGTGCCTATTGTGGCAGGACTATTGAGTACAAGGATATGCAAGTAGACCATATTGTTCCCAAAAACAGAGGAATGTATTCCAGATGGGATGAGAAACAAGGCAAGTTCGCAGTAACTCAAGGCGAGGATAGCTTAGAGAACTATATGCCAGCTTGCCGTGCTTGTAACTTCCGTAAGAGGGATATGACCTTAGAACAGTTCAGAGCAGAAATAAAGAGGCAGGCGGTTGGCTTGCTAAGTGGCGCTGCCAAGTTTCAAGTGAAGATGAGTATTGCCTATGGTCTTATTATTCCTCAGTTCGACAAGAAGGTAGTGTTTTATTTTGAGAAAGTTAAACGTAAAGATTAAGAGATATGAATGAGTTTACAAAGATTTTCGCAAAGACAATAGAAGATGAAGCTATCAAACAGATAGAAACCCTATCTAATAGCGAGGCTTACAATAGTTGTAAAATAAGAATAATGCCAGATTGCCATGCAGGTAAAGGATGCACTATTGGCACGGTAATAGAGCTTGACAACAGAGTAGTTCCTAACACTGTTGGAGTAGATATAGGCTGCGGCATGAAAGTCGTAAGACTTGGTAAAGTTGATATTGACTTGCAGAAATTTGATGAAGCAGTCAATAAGTTGATTCCGTCTGGTTTTAATGTCAACGAGGGAGAAGTATCAGCCTACATAAACGGATTGGTTGATGGTTGTATGTTTGGCAAATTCCGTGCTTGGGATTGTCTTGACAGCATGGAAATAGTATATCGTTCTGTTGGAAGTCTTGGCGGTGGCAATCACTTTATTGAGTTAGATGCAAATGAAGAAGGAGAGAAGTTTCTTGTGATACATACAGGAAGTAGAAACCTTGGTGTTAGGGTATGCAACTATTACCAAAAACTTGCCTACGAGTATTGTCGTAAGAAAATAGCTGATAAGTCTGAGGTTATTGCCAAGTTGAAAAGCGAAGGAAGAGAAAAGGAAATACAGAGTGCTATCAAGTTGTTAGGTACTAGAAATATTAGCAAGGAACTTTCTTACTTGGAGGGCGATTTGCTTAATGATTACTTAAATGATATGCGTATAGTTCAGAAGTATGCCGAGCATAATAGAAGAATTATAGCTAACAGACTCGTCAATGCTCTAGGTGTTGATATTGACCCAAATTCAGACAAGCATTCTTTTACAACCATTCACAACTATATAGATACAGACAAGGGCATATTGCGAAAAGGAGCTATCAGTGCAAAGAAAGACGAGATTGTCATTATTCCTATGAATATGCGTGACGGTTCTCTTATCTGTAAAGGTAAAGGAAACAAGGAATGGTTATGCTCAGCCCCACATGGAGCAGGTAGATTGATGTCTCGTACGCAAGCGAAGAAAGAGTTATCTATGGATTCTTACAAGAATGAAATGAATGGCATCTATTCTAGTTCTGTATGCGAAGAGACGATTGACGAAGCACCTATGGCATATAAATCAACAGAAGAGATTGTTGAGTTAATAAAACCTACGGTTAATGTGATAGATGTTATTAAACCAATTTACAACTTTAAAGCAAAATTATAATGAGCAAGGAAACATTTGACTTCTCGGAGGCTCTGAGAAGAATGAAGGAGGGGAAGAAAGGGAGAAGGGTAATTTGGGAAGAATGTGGAGCTTATATCCATATTGTCTCTGAGACTATTGTGGCTGTATGCGATGGCAAATTCTTTCCTTGTGTTTTCAAAGATTCTGATGATATTCTCGCAACAGACTGGGAGGAGGTGTAAGGATGAAGAAGAATGAAAAATGTTGCGGCAACTGTCATTGGTTTGACAACGAAGACGTTTACGGTGTAGGATGGTGCAGTAATAACGAGCACGAATCATCTTGCGACCAAGTGTGTAGTGAACATGAATTTTAAACTTTAAATATTAAAATGGAAAAGATTTACAGACATTTCAAAGGAGGTTATTACAGATTTATTACTGAGGTCACTAATAGTGAAACTCAGGAGAAAGAAGTTGTTTATCAGGCTCTCTATGGGGAGCACAAGGTTTGGAATCGCCCTGCTGATATGTTCTACGGACAGGTAAATGTTGACGGTGTATATATTCATCGATTCAAAGAAGTAGTAGGTGTGCCAGTCTTGTTTAAAAAGACCAACGAGAACGCTATTATGCCAACCAAGGCGCACGATGATGATTTCTGCTATGACTGCTATGCCGTATCAGAAGAAGAGGTTGCGCCTAACGTATGGAAATACGGTCTCGGATTTGCGCTACAGATTGAAAACCGAAACAAGCCTGCTGACATTTCAAGATGCTTTACGTTCCGTCCTCGTTCTTCCGTATGGAAGACTGGTATGAGTCTCAGTAACTGTGAAGGCACTGTCGATGACCAATATACTGGAGAGATTTCTGCCGTATTCTATCACTTGTTTCCAAATATGCCAAGATATAAGGTTGGTGACAAAATCGTGCAATTCCACCTAGAAACAAGTGACAACATCATGTTCTTTAAGACCGACGAATTATGTAAAACAGAGCGCGGCGATAACGGCTACGGCTCTTCTGATAAAAAGTAATACATGAACATCACAGATGAACAGAAAACATATATAAAGGAACACCCTTACGAATCTCCTTACGCAATGGCCAAGAGCTTCGGTTGCGCAGTACAGACTGTTTACTGGTGGCTACATAGGCTGCATGGAGATTCGTTCAAGGACGCAAGAAAAGAGCAAAGAGAGAAGATCAGGGAATCTGTCCGTAAGCTATATCCGGATTACTCTTCTTCTGAAATTTCCAAAGAACTTGGAATAACAAAGTCATGTGTAACAAGCATAGCAAAGGCACTTGGCGTTACTCATACCCAGGAAACGGAAGAAAGACTTCGGTTGAAATGTGCTCAGGCAATAATAAGACCGGAGATAATAGCTAAACGTTCTGAATCTCTAAAAAAGACGCTGAGGCTTGACAGGTACAGAGCAACGAATGGAATAAAACAGAAGACACGACGCAAGTTCAAGACCATTCCGAGCAGATGTCTCTGTGCAAGGAACTATCTCTGCAATAAATACAACTACTTCTACGACAAAGATTACGGAGAGCTGCTTACCGTGTTCTACGACAGCGAAACCAAAATGTTGACAGAAGAGCAGCAGAAACACTACGAGACGAAGTATGGTATCAAGTTCCTCCAGGGAGCTGAAGAATAATTTCTGTGCATTATCTATATGTTTAGGGGTGGCTACACATCGCGTGCGGTCACCCCTTTTTGTTTATAAATCAATAACCAAATAAAAACATTAGAAAAAACTAAGAACGTTTGTGTAACTTTAATTTCCAGTATATCAAACCTAAAAATGCGAGAATGCCTATGAAAAGGCAAACTGAAGTTATCTTACCTATATTTAAAAATGCCATGTCAGTCCTTGATAGCTGTTTCTCGACATATACTTTATCTTTCGATATTTTACTTATCACTGAGATTAAGGAGTCACACTTGCTATGATATATCGCAGCACTATCCTTGTATTCCTTAAGGCTAGAAATACTATCTCTCAGTATCTGTACATCTTCCTGTGATATCTCGTGATATTCGTAGTGGAATTTATCCTCACCAACCTTGTTGCCGTTCGCATCATACTTCGAAGCTGTACTATCCTTGATATGTGTCTTTTCCTTGGTGGTTGACTTCACGGATTCCTTGTGAGATGCTTTATACGATTCCAACTCTTTAATAAGTCTTGCATTGAAGAGTGAATCCCACTTAGCCTCGTTACGTTTATCAGTGATGTATGTCTGTTTTTCTATCACACGTTCTTTCGCCTTACATCTACAGAACATTGATAGAATCAGCATTGCTACTGCAATGGTAATTACAACCTTTGTTATCTTATCTATCAGTTTCATAAGCTACTGAATTACAATTGTTACTTTTTCCTTTTTATCCCAAGCTGTCTTCATAGTCTGAATGAGCTTGCTAGTCCATAATCGAGAATCGCTAACCCATCCTTTCTTATCGTTTTTACCGATAAGAATACACCCCTCTGTGTCTTTTGCCGAGTTACCGGAATGAATACGGATACCATCGAACCCTGGCACATCCTTTAATAATGGAAGCATCTTCTTGAATCTGTTAGAGTAGGTATATACGCATTCATAACTGCCGCGTGGTATTGCAGTCTGCCCGTACACCTTTTTCTTCTTGATTTCTTCAAGTTGCATATCTTGGCGCAATCCTCTATCAGCATCTTCAAGAGTATTGCAGCCGAACAATTCACCGTTGACGTAAAGACGGCTGATAGTATAGCCATCCTTTTTCCAAGCTCTATCTATTGTAATTAACATGATTGATTTCCTTTCTGTTGTTTGTATGAGTTAAAAAATGATGATAGGAAAGGTATCCTCTCCAAAAAGTACAGTCCAAGGCAATAATGCAGAAAGTTCGCTACCATCCATGGTGGCGTACCTTTCTTGAATATCTCCATCATCTTTTGGGTGATATTCATGCCATAGAAGTAAATCACAACGTAGGTAATCATTGACACACATTGAATAGCTCCATCCATTTGCCCTTTCCATCTACCAATGGTATATACGGCAGCACATAGAACGAAGTATATCGTTGCGTGACCTACGCAAATAAGTGCCTTCTTGAGTTCGAATTTCTCACCTTTAGCTATCATACCACTAAGGTATCCAAACACAAAGTTGAGAAAGAAAACCAAAGCCAATGTCTTCAATTCTCCATCAATAGGCTTTAAGTAGGCTACGACCGCTATCACGACCCCTACTAATAATTCTCTTAATCTTTCTGCCATTTTCGTTATCCTGAATAATTAATAAAAATAAAGTTTCGGTCTCTTTCTGCAAAGATAGCAAAAAAAACCGAAACTTCATTCAGAATAACGAAAAACTTTAGACATTCAAGTCATAATATGGAAGCCTGCCACTTTCCAGGAAGGAAATACATTCATCGAAAATCTTTTGCTCGTAGTTGTACGTGTTGATCTTCGGGAACCATTTCTTTATCTTTGCGTCGTTACGCTTTACCATTTCGCCCCAAAGAACGCACCAGTCTTCGAGATTGATGTTGTCGTTCTTGACCTCATGCCAATAGTCCTTGGCTACATCTTTAGTGTGAAGCTGGCCTATGAGACAAAGATGCATATCTGCCATCTCTTCGTTATAATGACACGCGCCAATCTCTCCCTGGACCTGCTTCATCACATTAAGCATTACGCTGTCATTCATTCCGACTTCACAACAATCTGCCATGATCGTAACACAGTTCTTGATAGCCTGCATATCATTGCTAGCTATAATGTCTTCGAATACCTTTTTCATAACCGTATATTTTTGATGTTACTTCAGAAAATACTCTCTGATGTTGTATACACCATCCTTGTCTTTCAACAAATCGAGTGCAAGGCTGTGGGCATACTTAACCAGATGTTCTGTATCAATGTCCTTAACATCTTCCTTGCCGAGTATCTTAGCAATGGTGCATCCGTGGTCGCTTACAACCTGATTCATCGCAACGTACAAAGCGTAATCGTTGTAATAAGGTTTCTCTTCTGTTGCAAGTCCGAGACCGGTCATAGCATTGATCCATGTCTGCATATCCCAGGTTACTGGTGGATTCATACCGTTTACAATCTCAGAAGCCTCCTTCTTGGTAAGATAGTTCTTCCACTTGATAGCGCAAAGCTTATCAAGATACTCTTGTGCCAACTCTGGGTGCTTGGATGCCATATCCTTCATCATGCAACGCATCGTATTACCGAATACGTGCATATACTTTACGTTGGTTGACGAAGCCATAATCCCATAAAGCTCATCAAACTTACTCATAATGTCTTTTGTTTCCATATCTTGTATATTTTTTAACCTATTATCAAATCTTTCAACTCTACAAAGTCCTCCTCTGTGAAGTTGATGCTTCGCTTGCTTCCAAAGATGATAGCAGTAGCAATTCCATCTGGCAGGTCAATAGACACAACTCCTTTGTCGATATGTCCGTGTATAAAACCTACATCGAATTTGTAATCTTCCACGGATTTTAGCATCTGCATCATATCTTCAAATATCGTGTTGGCATCTATGTTTCCGTCTTCATCGGCGATGAATAGGGTAGCGTTGTCAATGCTCTTGCCCCAACTATCTTTGTGCTTGGCGATGATGTTGTGTGCCGCACGTTTCATGTACACTGATGGTATGGCGAGCATCTGGTTAGCCTTAACCATATCGTCTATTCTAGCATCTGCCCACAAATCAAGCGATGTAAGCAGTTTCTCTTTCAATTCTGTTACGTTCATTTCTTAGTTCCTCCCTTCTTTGTCCCTTGAACCATAGCGAGATACTCTTGCCACGTTTTATCACTATGATTTGTCATATAGTCGTTAAGCATAGCGGTTTTCTGCTCTTCCGCCTGTGCTACTTCTTTTCTCAGTCGTTGCATCAAAGACAAATGTTTCTTTAATGCCTCCTGTCCTTGCTGAGTGCTTTCGATACGAGGGCGTATAATGCGCAATTCCTCGTCTTGCACTAGCTTAGACACATATTGCAAGCTATTGACGTATTCCTGATTCTGCATCAAGTACTGACGTTGTGCGCCTGTAAGATTGTCTTCAATCTTATCAATCTCATCCCATAAAGGGGTGGAAGACTGCTGCGCTTGCATGTTGATAGATGCTCGTTTCTGCTGTATTGCTTCGTACATCTTCTGTAGCTCGGCATCCATCATCTGTGGTTGCTGCTGATTTGTGCCCATATCCAATAATGGGCTGTTACCAAAATTCATCATAACAATCAAATATCTTTAAAGTTGGTGATATATTATAGAGAGGTGAGAGGGCATCCACCAACGAGGGCAAACACCCCTCACCAACTCATTTTTTCTTAGTCCGTCTAACCGACTTCCTTACTGCTCTGTTACGCTCCTGTAGTGGGAGTGGAAGGAGCAGTGCAGTTACATCCGTAGCTGCCGTAACCAGAAATTACTGGCGTAGATGGGAGTACCAACTGACCACGCAAGCAATTGCAGGTCTTCTCGTTAACGTAAGCCATCATAAGCTTCTCCTTGTAAGGAGTGAGGGCTTCCATCACGGCTACCTTCTTGTCGAGGTCATTATACTTTGCTTGCAACGCATCGTACTGGTCTCTCTGATTCTTGTACAAGCCGAAATCAGCATCAACCTGAGACTTGTAAAGACCGAACTCAGCCTGCATTGCACGGCGGTTCTCGGCGTTGATAGCATCGTTAGCACCCTTATACATAGAGAACTTCTCAGCGATGTCTGTCTCTCGCATAGCGTAGAACTTGTTAGCGGTGTCGAGCTTCATACCGAACATGTAGGTAAGCAACTTCACCTCATCATCGCATTCCTTCTCCATTACCTGCAAGGCAGTTGGCTGATTTGAACTTGCGTTAGCCCCATAGGCGTTGATGTTCACGTTCTCAGGCATATTGCTGCCACCGAGTGAACCAAACACACTGCGGTTGTTACCGCCAAGCAACCAAGCACCAGCACCGAGTGCTGTGCCGATGATACCAAGGGTAAGACCAGCATTACCTGTAGCCTTAGAAGCATAATCGTCATGCTTTTTCCCCTCTTCGTAGATTTTCTTCTCTACGACCTTTGCATCTGTCATTTCCATGATACAATCTTTTTAAGTTATCCTTAATATTAACTAACACTATTGTAACGTTACGGATGCAAAGGTACAAAGAATAGGGGAGAGCAAATATAACTCTATCACACTTTCTTTTAGTGGTTGATTATCAGAGATTTAAGGTGATAGTAGGTAGTATCATAAATAACAAAAAAAGAGAGGCAATCACTTACCTCTCTTACTCAACTTGTAAGGAATACTTACATGTTCAACTATTATTTTCTTTTCTTTTTAATGTAGTGCAGTATATCCCACTTCTTAAAATATCGGGTGTGCCCTCGCTTTTTGCATTCTCCGTTCGGAATGTCACCTCTAGCAACCATTCTATTCAATGTTGCATCAGAAACGTGAAGCTTCTCCTTGACCTCCTCGGTGCTCAACATAGGGTTGAGAGCATACGGCAGATAGTTCTCACAAAGGTCTTCTATCTCATCGCTGCTCATTCCGCAAGCAGTTACCTTCTCCCCTCTCTTCTCTTGCTCGTCTGCTCGAAAGCAAGAGTCAGACAACGATTTTAATAACACTCCCAAGGTGTGATAACCAAATAACTTTCCCATATCATTATAATCTAGAGATTAAACTTTGACAGCCCTTGCCTGAGTAATACTTATCGGCAAAACCATATACATAAAATATAATGGTCATTACAAGTATTACAACATTAGATTCCACCATTTCGTTGGTGGTAAAAACATTCCAGTATACAATATGAATAGCATTTATCCCAAATAGGTAGATTATCATCGGAATACGCCATCTGTAGCAGAGCCAAAAGAATCTGCTAGCAAGTATAAGCACAAGCGGATGGATGTAAACTGAGAAATAGATAAATGCTGCCGATACCCAATTCTCCTTAAACCATACGCACATTTCTTTTTCATGAGACGCAAATGTTACCATGCATGCAATATGAAAAAGCATGATAAACAGAGGCATCACTTCACAATAATACTTAAACCAAGTGAGTAGCTTTACGCTGTAGCCTCTACCTGCAAGGATAATGACGTTTATCATTTCGCTAACGTCCATGTCCTTAAACATTACTCTTGACAACTGTACAACACCGACTGATTGAACTAACCGATGGACTTCATCTTCTTCCTCTTTAGTCATAAATTCTTCTCCTTTTGTTTTATTATTTGTTCTTAGTTCCTCATTCTTAATAATAAGGAAAGTGCTGCAAAGATACACCTTTTTGCACAAAACCAGCGGAAATGAGAATATTTCTGTGTTAAACTTTATAAAAAGTAACAATCTGAAAGTAGATGGCTACAAAAATAGCGTTAGAACGGCTTCCTTGCCAAATTCTAACGCTATTAGTGTTTATCCTATCAAAACCTCAAGGCTCTCCATATCAGCGAACTTCAAGCCGCAATCCTTAGCAGCCTTGAAAAGCTCTTTCTCTTCAACTGCCTCGATGTCTACCTCTACCTCGGCATTGGCAAGGTCTGAGAAGTACTTCTCTGTCTTCTGCTTCTGATTAAAGAAGTACTCATTAACCTCCGCGAACTTGGCTGAATCGTCCTTGGTGTATTCGTAGCCCTCATTGGCGTGCTTCTGTTCCAACTGCTGGCACTCCTGAAGCTTGAGCTGCATCTCCTCGAACTTATCGTCCTTCAAGCTCTCCTGTGCTTCCTCCACATCCTTGTCGTAGGTATCGGCTACGTGGCGCAGAGCCTTCATATTCTTCCAAACTCGCATGGCGGCATCATCACTCATTGATGATGTCTTCAATGCCTTCAATGTTCTGTAGGCTGCAACAGCCTCGATTGTCTTAATCTTTTTCATAATTGTTTCTTTATTTTTATGTTATACAATATTCTTCGCCAGATTGCCATAGCAGAATATCTTTCCTATTAACACTGCAAAGTTAAGAAAATAATTCCGAATAGCAATGCAGGAGGAGCAAAAATTACGAATTTAAAAATCAGCTTCCCCTCGTTGGGTAATCACTAGGACGTAATGTGTCTGCTTTCTCGGTGAGAACGTAAACCACAAATACGTTTCTAGCACATTTATTATATTAAGAACATCTATGTTTTAATACATAATATAACTACCTCCTGGAGGAACTTGTTTCCATCCACCATCTATATTAATTTCAAAAGATAATTGACATCTTTGTCCATAATAACCTCCATCATAAATATTATCAAATCTTATATATGTTTCAACATAATCTGTTCTATCACCTTTAGGAATAGTTACAGAGCCTGTATCTTGACCAGAGCTATTAGATACATAACCTCTTCCGTATGTTGTCTTATTATTACCATACTTACAAACGCTTCTAAATATACCATCATTAACTGTAAATGTAGCATCAGGAAGTTTATATATTCTAGCTTTACAAATACAAGTAGCACCAACTAATTGTCTCAACGATGAGAAATCAACAAAACCACTAGAACCACTTTTAATACTTTCCATATTAATTTGTCTAGGATAATATTTAAAACTAATAGCACCCGGAGGAGATATAAAAATTATTTTTGTATTATCATATAAAGTTGCATTACGAGTATATGCTAAAAAAGGTACAATAGTAACATCTTTATCATTACCTACATCAAAAGTTATTTCTCTACTTGCATATATAAAATCTGTTGGTTTTTCGCAATTACCAACATAATAATTTTTATAAATCTTATCAGTATTATTATATGGTGAATCATAACAAATTTGAATCCAAAAAGACCAAGCTAAATACAAATCGGTAATTATATCTTCCATAGTAACATTTGTATTATCATCCACATTTGTATTCTTATATAGAACACAATTAAATTTAGGAGTTGAAGAATAATAAACTTCAACATTAAATAATGTAGGAATAGAAGATTGGAACATATTACTTATTGCTTTGCTATTATAGTTTCTAAAATCACCTAATCTATAAGGAGAATTAGCACCACCTTTTGGAAAATGTTTTCCTGAAGCATATACAGTATGCGAATTAGTACTTGCATCTTTATCAATACCTCTAACTCCATATACATTATCGATATAAAGTTCTTTACATGCTTCAATAGCAAAACCTTCTCCACCATAATTATAACGTAAGTTCTTATAAGTATCCATAGGTATATTCATACCACAACGAACAACACAAGTATATTTATTATATGAAGATGTTACTATTTCATCAGAGTCTTCTCTAATAGGATATTCTTTAAATTCACCTTTACAACTAATAGGTTTATACTTACTCCATATATTTATATTTTCACTCTTACAAAGAGTAGCAAGGTCATTGCTACTCTCTCCAAGAGCTTGTTTAACATCATCAATGCTAACAGGAGCACTAATAATTCCAGTATCACTATTGTAAGACATAATCTTTATTTTTTAAATATTCAACTTCAGTTCCTTATTCTGTTACAACTTCTTTAGTAACAACTCGCTCTACTGTTACATTGAACACTTTCGCAAGTCATAACATAAATCGTTCCATGCGCTTAATCTTTAGAACTTAAAACACTAGGCAAGGCAGCTCTATAAGAGCCACCCTGCGTTAATACTCACGATACTTACTCTGCTGCCTCGCTTGCCATATTAGCGGCGATAGCGGAATTAACCTCCTTAATCAATGCTGATACCTCACTGAGCTTGCTCTGAGGAACACCGCTGATGTTGTAGGTCAGTTCGCTGCCATTGGAGCTTGCGTTCGCATTGCCGAGATAATTACCATTTGGGTCACCATAGATACTCATATTGATGCTCTCAATGTTGCCACCCGTCTTGTCAACATTGTAGGTGATTTCTACTCGATAGCCGCCCTTGGTATAAGTGGCTGTTGTCTGTTCACTTTTCTTGTTAATCTTTAAATTCTCCATTTTCTAATCTAATTTAATGAATTAATATTCTTGTTATCTAATCTCTTCTTGTTGCAGTCTTCCTTATCTCCACTCAATCGCTGAACCTCTGATTCGAGGAAGACCACCCGAGCCTTCAACCTGCTGACCTCATCGCCCACCTGCTCGATAGCACCGAATGCCGTTGCAATCAGCTTCGGAGACCAGTAGTTAATCTTGTAGTAGCCCTTCTCGTCCGTCTCCACGATGTCCTTTAAGTGAGGGTTGCACAAGACGTGTTGGGCAATCCAACCGATAGACCTTGTATTGTCCTTCTTCCAAGCAAAGCCGAATGTGCCACCCATTGCCTTGATGATACCCAAGTAGTCCAGCTTCCGCAAATCCTGCTTCAAGCGGATGTCAGAAGATTGATAAGCTGTAACTCCACCTTTAACAAGACAATCACCACCGATAGTAGCAGTACCAACAACATTAATGTTACTAAAATGAGCATTACCGCTTTGATATATATACCAATAATTAGAACCATTATGACTACATATATTTTGAACTTTCACCCAATTACTATTATTAGCATTACCTAAATATAAATCACCACCACTACCTCCAATTCTAGCTCCACTATCAGGAGTTATAGTTGTAATACCTGGAAATTTCAGTGTACCATTACTTCTTTTATTAGAATAATAATTAAATACAGTTCCATCGGCTATACCTAAATATATAGCATTAGCAACAGTATCATATTTAAGACCAGCCCAATCACTATACTCCCAGTTGGTTGCTCCAAAACGAATAGCAGCACCAGTATTAAATACTACTTGGTCTTTTATAGCTGATATACGAGCATGAGTATTTACATTATTATTTAATATTATAGCTCCGTTTTCAGAATCACTATTATTTATGTATATTGTTCCATTAACATTACCAGTACCATCAAAACTTTGACCCCAAATACTTCTTGCTGTTGCAAGCTTAGATGCAGAAGCTACATTTATATTATGTATATCAGTACCATTAAGAAGTAATGTGCCAAAATCCAATCTTAAAGTATTGACTGTTTTAATAGTCATACCAAAGTAATCAGTAATAGTAGTACTATATGCTCCAGTATTTGGATACCTATGGTCAAATCCACACCAAGGATGTTTATTAGTACCATCACTCCAAACATCATTCCAATTAGGTGACCAATTTATATTACCATCAAAAGTTCTACCACTAGTAGCATGATAACCATCTACTGTGTCTGCATTTCCTGCACTACTAGCATAGCCATTATGCAAAGCATTATATAAACTATTTGCACCTTTTTGACTAAGACTAGTACCAGTAGAAGTACCACTATAACTATCAGTAATTCCTCTCCAAGTATTTTGCCAAGTAGTAGAAACACCATTGATAGTAATAGTTTGACCACTTACAGAACCAGTAACAAAGTTTTTATCATTAGTAAGTTGACTAAGTTTAGTAAGATTACCTGTATGATAAACTTTATCTTCACCATTACATTTTCCAGTAGTTCTAACTACATTGTTGCTAAAATATAACTCTCCATTTACTGCACGAATACCATCATAGTTACCGTTACTTCTACAAAATAGAATAGCTTCTGTAACTTCTTCAGATACATCATTAGTATAAATGCAATTAACTCCAATAATATCGGAATTTCTCATATTTATACCCCATTGACCAGAAGTATAATATCTATCATTAGCCATAGTAAGAACACTAACATCTTGATGACTAGTAAGATAACCTTGACTTTTAACCCAAGATTGCGTAGCATACCCATTAAGAGATTGATGACTAGTAAGATACGTTCCTAAATCTACAGCAGTTCCACCAGTAGCTGCAATAGTTTTAGTAACACCGTTAATCTTAACACTATGTGTATGACTAGTTGCCGACTTACCACTAAGAAGTGAATCTACACTACTTTTGGTATAATAGTTAGCAAGACTTTGGTGAGAAGTTAAAAATGTAGCACCTTTAGTAAATGTAATACCCTTTCCGCTTTTAGATACAGACGTGATAGCATTACCGCTTCCACTTGTTGTTATTGCATTTACATAACCATCGAGCGATTGGTGTGCGGTAAGGTAATTTCCCTTTGGCTGATACAAGCTGGCAGCGTCAGTCCTAGTAAGGTAGCTCGCAAGGCTCTGATGCGAAGTCAAAAACGTTGTTCCCTTTGTCACGATGATAGTCGTTCCGCTCTTACTGATGGCTGTCACTGCGTTTCCACTACCGCTAACGCTAACGTTCATAGCCGAGCCTCCTTCTAGGCTAGAGATACGAGAATCAAGAGCCTTGATGGAGTAGGCAGAAGCTATCTCAGACAGCGATTCTGATGTAAGCTTCAAGGCACTTGAATAACTCTTCACACTGCCGTTTAAGCCGCCACCACCGCCCGTGGTAGATGCTCCTGCTCCGTATGCCGTGATACCGCCTGTGGCATAGAGATTACCATCAATCTTGATAGCCTTGTTTGTGGAATCATACGTGAGCTTAATGCCATGGAAGGAGATTGCGCCCTCGAAGGTAGCATCGCCCGATACACCAAGTTTAGAGAATGGTGCGTTTGGCTTCAAAGACACAAGGTCGGCAACGCTCGTTCCTGCACTTCCTGCCTTCCAAGTCGGCTCGAAGAAGATGAGGTATGCGCCAAGATTCTTTTCGCTGATGATAAACGATGTCGGGTCTGCGTGAACCTTTCCGCTCACATCCCACCAGATAGCACCATTGGCAAGATAGCCAGAGCCATCGAAGCGGATGAGGGAGGTTGCAGGGGTAAGATTTCCGCTATTATAGTCCTTATCCACCATCTGACCGCCCCACCATGTTGCGATACTCTTCTTTCCTCTATTTGGGTCTATTGCTCCGTTGATACCGCTCTGAACGTTTCCGTCTCCGTCTCTCAGCGCAAGGAGCGTTGTCATTACAAGACCACCGTCAATATCTGTAGTCTGACCGAGCGCATCCTTGAGATACTTGTAACCTGCGAGGTCTGTGATATTCTGCTGCAAGTCACCATATATCTTGCTAGTGATATAGGCGTTTGCCAAGCCAAGTTTGTCATAGAATGCGCTGTATGCAGACTGAAAGTTGGTAAACTTCGTTCCCACGGCTGAGACGATAGCAGCCTTGCCGTTGGTATCAGTCTCATTGTATCTTTTAGATATATCTGAGAGATACGTAACGAGTTCCGTTTTGGCACTCGTGAGAGTAGCAAAAGCGGTGTTGAGGTCGGTGAGTTCCTTGGTGTTCGCCAGTACCTCTGCGTTCTTCACTTCATTGTACGACTTCTGTGCTGCCGCAAAATCATCTTCAAGTCGCTTAGAATCCTGCGCCATTGCTGCAATCTCGGAAGGCTCTAGGTAGCCATCGGTAACATAATTATCGAATTCCTTCTTATTATCAGTGACCGTATTTCCGAGGTTTTTAATGTCCGTCTGTGCGGTCTGTGCCGCCTTCTGAGCATCTTCTGCTGCCTTTTTGGCTGCGTTGGCAACGGTATCATCGGTGTATTTAGATGCTTTAATCCAATCACCGATGGCGAACTGAGAACCTGCCGCTTTGTTGGTCTGACAGCGCAATACCTCATTCTTGTAGGTACTGCCGTCAGAAGGATAAGTGGCATTAACCCATATATCGCCAACCTGATAAGGTGTCGTAGGCTGAACGCTGAACACCTTCATTTTCCCGTTTGCGGTCTCCTGTGCCATTCTTGCATCGGAAAGGGCTTTGGCGATGTCGGTATCTGTAATGAGAGTCCACTTATAGGTGTTGCTATCCTTGGCAAAGCGGTATGCCTTGCCCGTCTTGTTGTTGTAGTAAAGGTCGCCAAGATGGATTTCTTTATCCTTATCGGTCTTCCAACTGATGGCTGGGGCATTCTCCAAGGTAGGAACACCATCATAGAACCACGTTTCGATAGCACCATCCACCTGATTCTGCAATTCGCCAATCTTCTTGAAATACTGAGACAATTCCTTGCCATCCACAGTGGATTTAGCGGAAATCTTACCCTTAACAGACACTTGCTTAGTGCTGCTATCATATCTGATATAAGAGCTGCCCTCATAGCCATTCTCCTTTGTAGGTCTATCACCTACATACATATCACCATAGACGTTGAAGAATGCCTTGTTATTCTGCTTATTCACACCATATTCCACGTATTCCCTATTGGCAAAGGAATAGCTGTTGATGCCGTGATAGAGGCTGACGGATGGCGAATAGGTATCTACCGCCGAGAAGATAAGGCAGTTCTGACGTTCTACATCGGTTGTGTTACCGCACTGGTTGAGCACATCACCTTTAGCAGGTACGTCGCTTGCCGTAGCGCAATCGGTATCGGAGAGGTCGATATAATGATACTTCTTTCCTTCCAGCTCTACAGGGTCTTCATCACGACCGATTACCAATCTCCAGTAAAAGTGATTGCCTGCCTTGTGATAAGTGCCCTTGCGAACATTGAATGATTCCGAGCGCACTTGGTCGCCAACAGCGAAATCATTATCCACGGCATCGCCTTCCTGCTCTGCTAAGAAATAGCAACGATAAGCCTTCTGTGACACATTATTATATGTCACAGTAGCCTCTTCTACCTTATGAGCCACCACGCCACCAGCAGGAGAGATTATCTCCTTACCGCCAATGGTGGATGTTTTATTGATAACCAGCTCCTCGAAGATAGCCTTCATTCTTACCTCCAAGTAATCTGTGATGAGGTGCGAGCGACCTTCTGCGTCTGGAGTCCACGAGCCTCCACCGACAAGCATTCCCTGCAAGAACTTCTGCACCTTTTCCCAAGTGATAGTTCCTTTTGCGGTATCATCGTTTATCTTTGAGATGAAGTGCTTACTTCCCTCTGTCGCAACCTGATTCTTGACCTGTGTAGTTGTCAAGCCTGCACCTGTTCCGCCATTTCCACTTTGGAGCGACGATATCTGTTGCTGAATTTTCTGGATAGTTCCAACCTCCTTATCCTCGCGAAGAGTTATATCGTAGGTAGGAATCTTACCATCTTCTTCCTTGATTGTGAGCTGATCTATGGATATTACACCGCCAATTCTGAGGTCAGTATCCTCAAACTCCATCAAGTCTCCGGCTTTGAGCGTATCATGAAGACTCTTGATAACTCCTGTAGTATCCTTTTCAGCAAGATCATGCTGTCTTGCCATGAAAATCTCATCAACCTTAGGCTGATAGACGTACCTTGTGTAGTCGTTCTTGTCAATGAATGCTATGGCGTATTTAAGGAGCTTCAGAGACGCAGCATTGACATACGAATCAGGAAGTGTGATGCCGGTAAGAACGAAATGGTCGCCTTTCTTGATAGGGTAGTCCTTGTATGGAAACCAAAGCTCAAGAGCGTCGTCCTTTACTCTTTCAATAGTAAGTCTCCATCTTCCATCAATCTTGGTTGAGGATGCTACCTTGAATGTTCGTCCGCCACACATACCATCCTTCATCGAGATGGAGAAGTCGTCATCCTTTAAGTCGTTGATATCAAAGTCGATAGCCTTTTTAAGATAGATATCAACATTCTTTACGGTTTCATTATCGCCAAATCTTCCGTCATCATCAGGAGCCACACCCTCGTCAATCTCATCAACACGTACACCACCGATTTCCATCTCTTCGATAGTAGGGTAGATTTCAATAACTCCATTTGTCTTATCATCAGTCTCAAAGAACTGCGATGCAGAACGAAGACCAATCTGCTCGATGTTGATAGAATCGATGTATGGCCTGTGCGGATCTGTGGAGAATTTGTGCTGTCTCCCGGTAGGATTCACGTACTTCTTCTCTTCATTCGTGAGTGTGTTATAGAAATCACTCAGCGATACATGAGGGAATCCAGGCAACATAAGTCTGTTGATGGACATGTTGTTCGGAAGATTCTTTGCGTACTCCTTCATGGACGAAGGAACATTTTTCTTGTTGAGGCCCGATGTGATATACATCTTTGTATTTCCGGCCTTGACCTGCGCAATAAACGCATCAAGCTTCTCCTTTGACTCCTCATCTCCGGTGTCAGTCTGTGTTCCCTTCAGCTCAGAATAGAATCTACATTTTTTAGAGCCGTATCCCTGTGTTACATAACCGGTAATCTCAGTCTTGAAATCAAATGTAACCTTAAGTACCCAACCGGAAGACTGCTCGCCAGTTTCTGGAGAAACAATATACTTTCTCGGATTCTTGAAATATGTCTCTATATAATCGAGGTCCAGTTCAAGTTCAACATTCGTGCTGGCTCCGACGACTTTCGTGATGTTCGCCACGTACTTGACACCGAGGTCCGCATAGTAGTGGGAAGGAAGATTCTTCTCGGAACCATAGGCTCTCAATCTCGTAACGACACTCTGATCGGAATCAGCGTTCTGAACAATCTCATATAATCCATTACCGAGGCCATACTTGAAGATATGGTTTGCCTGTATTCCGGTAGTACCGACATAGATGTTTCTTCCTCTGACGATGAAGTTTATGTCCCACTTCTCGTTCACAAGCGCAAGGGCCTGCCAACAGGTCTGCGAATCCACTGTAATGGACATCGATTCGATGACGTTATCGTCGGTTTTCTCACCATAAACCGACAACCACTCACTTTCAAGGGCTCCACGCTGAACGGAACGGTCCTTGTTTCGGGAGTAAATCTTCCAAAGACCTGCACCAATCTGCTCGTTTAAGCATGCCTGGATTCTGTCTAGCAAATCATCCAACGTCTGTACATAGAATGGGAATTTCGGCAGGGCAGTGTAGTGAAGCTCGTTATCGTTCAATACCACATCGAGGAACTCTGCCCTGGCAAGCTCATCCTGCAATGCATTGAACTTTACGCTGTCATATACGAAGCCCTCACCGTAGGTGTCAGGTCTTGCCTGCTTATCTTTGCCCGGCTCGTAGTTGAGCTCGAATCGCTCGCCACGATAGACAATATAGTCGCCTATCTGAAAGTTGATAGGCACTTCATGCTTGAAGTTGATAGTCAAAAAGCACTCACCCATCCAGGAATCAGAGTACTCCAATCCATGAACGGTTATCTGCTCTCCGTTAACGTCTGTCAGCTTCGAGCCATCCTTATGATAAATATTCCAAGCGCTCATCTGTATGCTATACTAAATTTGAAATATTGCCCTGTGTATCCTTAATCGGCTTAATATCAGTAACAGGGTCGTTAAACTTGAAAGTAATAGAGAGGACTAGCAAGTCCTCGTTATCCGGATCCCTATATAGGTTTGGATCAATATCCTTAAGTCTTACATGCTGTCTTCCGATTCTATTGAAGTCGCAATACATCTTCATCATGCCTGACTTGCGGATGTAATCAATAAAAGCCTTACATTTCTCGTTAGCGCCGAAAGCCTCGCCGTGGAACATAAACTTAACCTTATTCTCGTAGGCTGCCATATAAAGTCCATCCTTTCCGATATATTCGTCATCACCATGCTCATCGTGCCACTCCCTTTTCGGTGGTTCCTTGACAGAATCACAAGGCTTGAACGGACTCTCGCTAACGTACATACCGAAGTCGGCGATGGAGTCCTTCACCTCGTTCCCATCGCCTTCCTTCTGCATGTATATCCTGAAATAATCTTTCATACCTTAAATCAACTTTTTACAATTGCAAATATACAAAATATTGCATAAATATGCAAGTGATATTCGATTAAAAATGTATAAATATACAAAAGAGGGCACAGTTATAAGTCCGCGCCCCCGATTATTACTTCATCTTCAATGATTTTGTTCCGTTAAGAACTCTATTGAAGTTGTCGTTATACTCAACGAATATACTTTCAATCCTCTCGGCCGCATCCGCATTGCGTAACGTATTTCGAGCAATCGTATTAAGCTGAGACAACTGCGACTTCGCAATCTCGCTCATCTCCGGATAATACTTAGCTTGTTCTGCTCTCATGACAGAGCAATCGAGCCTAATTGCGTTGAGGTATGAGGCAATCAAGTCTCCTGTTTCCTCCGTAATACTCTTAATGGAATTTCTAGAAGAAGAACTGCTATTATCTGACCATCCGTAAGTTTTCTTAAGGTAATCTCTCGTTGCCTCGATTTGCTTTGAGAGTTCATCTGTGCTGTTCTTTACGTCGGCATACTCGGCTCCTGTGTATTCTGAAATAACATTTCCGTTGGAATCCTTAATCTTGTCATCATTCTCTGCGTACCCCTGAGTCTTCTTCAGAAGGGCCTTGATTTTGTCTCCATATGTATTCTCAATCATGGAGTTCAAGATGGCGTCCTTTAATTTTCCTTCAAAGCCATCCACCAAGTCTTCATACCCATTGGCCATAGTTGACATTGCGTCGCCCCAGGAAGACACCAAGTCAGAGAACTTGTTACCGGTCAGTTTCTCTGTAAGAGCCTCAATTATGTCATCGGCCTTCTCGCCATACTGAATGAGCTTTTCCAGGTAATCTCTGAAATCTGAGTCCATGTTAGCCCAAAGGCCAGTGTAATCCTTCTTAATCTTCGACAATGTATCAGCGTTCATGTTGAGCATGTCTTCCATTCCGTTGAACTGGACTCCGTACTTCGAAGAGATTTCTCCGGCAACATCACGCCAGTTCTGACCATTGTACTTATAGGAACCCTTCCACATTCTATATTTGATAGAGTGGGAGCCAGCTGACGCACCGGCATTGAGCCTCTTCTGCGCGATAACCTTAGTCTGCTCAATCTCCGCCTTAAGCATTTCCTGGGCTTCCTTGGATGCCTCTGTAGCCTCTGTACCCCAATGGATGTTCATGTACTCAGTCTTCTTGGAGATGAGAGAATCCCAAATTGAGGTCAGGTTGTCGTACTCAGCCTTCGCCTTGTTGTAGCTGCTGTAGTCTGCACCGAACGCCTTGATGAGCGAGCCGCCAATGCTCAACGCTGCGGAAGCGGCTGCTGCGTATGGACCAGCACCTTTGAGGAACCCGAGACCCTTCATTTTGCCGAGGGTATCAAAAGCCCCGGCTGTACTTGCTGCCGAAGAGAATGCGCCTGATGCTCCACCTACAATTTGGCCAAGGATTGAATCCTCTTCGCCCATAGCCTTGAATAGATTGATTACCGGGTCAAGAACCGTGCTGAGCGCCTGTATCTTCGTCGCAAGTTCAGAAATGGCCTTAGACGAGTCTGCGTATGCTGACTGCTGATCATTCTTCAGGCTCGCCTTGGTTCTTACGCCGCCAGCGATTCCGAGTCTCGAAGCCTCCTCCTTGCTGACGAATATCTTCGCGGTATCATCCATGCCGCCAAGACGCTCATTTATGAACTTTCCGATAGCCTTACCGCGATTCACCCCTCCGAAGATGAAGCCGAACGGGTTTCTGCTAATCTGCTCATTTCTGAGCTTATCCAAAGCGTCCCTCAACTGTTTGATAGATTCTACAGACAAACCGGTAGTCATTGAGAACTGGTCAATCTTCTCAATCATTGAGTCGATTGTAGCGGAAGAAACCCTATCGAGGTCATCAAAGATAGCAACCCAATCAGATTCCTGCTTGAACTGCTCGAACTGAAGCTTTGCCACATTCTCGTTGTGAGTTTTTGTGGCTCCGGCCTTGGCTCTATCTCTCATCTTCGGGTCTTCGATGCCCTTGATGAGCTCAAGCTGTCTCTCGTATTTGCGGTTTTCATCCTCAATCTGTTGTGCGATGGTTGCATTCTTTTCAATAAGACTAGCCATCAGGTCGATGGTCTCCTTCTTGATCTTGTTGTTCTCATCTTCCAGTTTCTTGCGGATATCGTAAACACGAGTCTCCTCGCCATACTTATCCTTGACATTTTCAAGACTCATTCCCTTAACCTCGTCCGTAGTCAAGTTAAGGCCGGACTGAATGTTGTCGTGCTTTACCGCAATATCGAGCTGCTCCTCCAGGAACCTCTTGTATGTATCAAACTGAACAGTTCCTCCGAAAGCTATGTTCTCTGAACCCTTCTTGTTTCCTGTCAGCTCATATATCTTCTTGTATGTCTCATACTGCTCAGATATAGTATCAAGCTGCTTATTGAGTACATTCAGTTCGTCTCTGCGCTGGTCTTCGAGAAGTTTTCGGTTTTCAGTTTGAATGCCAGCCTTCTCGTTTGCAGCATAGTCCAATCTCTCCCTTGTTGAGGCCGGGAGAGTCTTCAAGAGTTCTTTGATAGAGGTCTCATAATTGGTGTAGTCGGAGATAGGGAACCTCTTTTTATCATTGAATATAACCTCAAACTCTCCGTCATTAGCAAGCTGACCAAGAGCACCTTCTCCATAAAGCTCCTTAAACTTCTTGATTTCAGCATACATCTTCTTGTATAAGTCGATGCGCTTCCTCAAATCTTCAAGAGCCTTATCTGTCTGCGCGCCTGTTGACCTACGGCCACCGGTTTTCTTGTTTTTCTTCTTGTCGTCACCAGTAAACCATTCGCCCCAGTTATCATGATAAGCCTGCATCTTAAGTTCGTACTCCTTCTGCTTCTGTGTAAACTCATCGAGAGAAAGATTGCCCAGCGCAAGCATCTTCTTTCTGGTGTTGAGTTCCTTTTTGGCAGCAGTAATGTCCGACTCTGCGTTGCTCTTTGCTTTATCGTAGTCGTCTCCGGCATCCTTTCCCCAACTCTTGACGTACTTGTTCTTCTCATGGTAGTCGTAACCACTACCCTTGAGATTCTTTTCGAGCTGCTGAGTGAGATCCGAGTCATCGTTCCTGAATACGAGATGAATGACAGCCTCGAATCTATCAGCCGCAAGCATTCGCTTCAATGCGTCTGATGCAAAAGGATAGTCTTTCTGAACCTGAGCCGCAGCATCTTTCATCATGTTTGAAACCTGGACCTTCTCTGCATCTGTCAATTCCTGGTTGTTGCGAATCTTGTCACCAATCCAAGGAAACGAAGTGTTTACTGCGTTATCGAGAGCATCCTTGAATTTATTCTCGTAGAAGCCAGTTTCAACACCCATCGCATTAAGAACGTCAGCACGGAACTGATCAGAAACATCCTGGTTCCATCCCTGCTTTGCAAAGAATGACGAAAGAATCTGGTTAGCCTTACCCTGCAACTTCGGGCTGTTGCTAATATCTCCAAGCTCATCAATGAGATAATCGCGCATGGCTTTCACCTCATCCTTATACTTTTCCTCCCAGGAGTTGAAGCTAGCGAAGTCGGATTGGGTGGCATTAATCATATTCGCCTTTGCGGATGCTGAAGAGAATGCTTCTGCTATCTCCTTTGCAGAAGACAGCTTCTCGTCGAATCCCTTGTATGTACCCTCGTCCGAAAGAGATTTCTGAGTACTCTCCTCAACCTGCTTGAGAAGAATGAGCTGTTCTTTGAGATACTTAAGTCTGTCCTCATTCGATTTCTTTTCGAGAAGGCTCATAGTGAAAGCATTCTCCTTTTCAGGAGCAATCTCCTTAAGCTTTTCCTTATATGCGTCAATGAGGTTTTCTATCTCTTTCTCATCGCCGTCCTTAATGGCTTTATCTGCATCGTTATCGCGAAGGAACTCGCCGATCTGAGTGTACCTGTCTTTCAGTTCGTCAGCCGTAGTCTCCATATCCTGTTTCAGCTGCTGATGCTTCTGCCAGTAGTATGCAAAGATTGCAGATCCGGCAGATATAGCTATTCCTGGAAGACCACCAAGAAAACCGATGATAGAACTGAATCCGGACTTCAAGCCTCCGAGAAGCAAGCCTCCTGCTGCTCCCCATTTGCTAGGGCTAGCCAATCCCTTCAGAAATCCACCAAGGGAGATTCTGTTTACCTGACCCTCCTGTTTGGTGAGAGCCATACCTTGCTTGTACATCTCCTTGGTTATCTGACCGGTAACATACAAGCGTCTTAGTTCAGCTTTTGTTATCGCATTTGCCTTTGCGAGTGCCTGGATATCCTGAATTCGAATCTGATTTTTATACTGAAGAATCTGTTTCTCTACAGGAGTTATTTTCTCACCACGCAAGAGCTTAAGTTCTGCTTCTTTCGCAATATTCCCCTTTGAGTTCAGTATTCTCTTTCCAATGCCGCCTTCCAGGATCTTAACTCCACGCATAAGAGCCGGCCCGGCGAATGCAGCAACCATAGCAGGACCCAAGACGTGAATCTGCTGCACGAGATTGGTAACAACATCAAGTATGCCCTTGAAGGTTCCACCTATAACATTCTTACCGTTAGCAAAGTCGGCAAGCATGATTTCCCAGGCATCCTTCAGTTTATTGTAGCGTCCGAGCAAAGTCTCACTCAGAACCTGCTGCATATTATAGAACTGACCACCTGCATCAGTCATCTGCCAGAAGATAGACTTTACGTCATCAAAGCTAACATCTCGGCTTGAAATTCTGGTCTTAATCTCTGATGTTGAGACATTTCGCCCCTCTTGCTTAGAGTAGAACTCTGATAACTTTTCAAGCAGAGGAATACCGGCATAGGCAATCTGACGAAGCTCCTTGCCATCTAGCCAACCACGAGCCTGAACCTGACCAAACGCCAATGCGATACGGTCAAAGCTAACACCAAGACCGGAAGACATATCCGCAAGCCTCTTGGTTGTGTCATAGAGCTGGTCGTACTCAACTCCATACGCAGCCAACTGCTTAACGTCTCGGTTCAACTCAGAGAACGTAAATGGCGAATTAAGAGCGAGTTCCTTAATCTGGTTAAACATTGTGTTCGCGTTCTGCATATCACCAAGGATTGACTGGAGAGCGATATGCTGCTTCTCCATCTCACCACCAGTTGTGATGATGCTCATAGCGAACTGCTGTGCGCCGAACACAAGACCTCCCTGCAAGAAAAGTGACTTCAAATCCTGCACGGTTGAATTCAGCTTTCCTGCATGACTGTTGGCTCTCTCGAAGCCGCGGACCAAATCAGACTGAACCTTTGCAGCCGTCTGAGCAATCTCCTGCTGACGCTTCTGTTCAAGCTCGATACCTTTCTGAACCTCTTGGTTTACTGCTTTCTGATCTTGAAGACCCCTAGAAGCTAATGTGGTATCGTGGCCACTACCGATATTGCCAAGCATACCGAGGCTATCCTTCCAGTTCTCTGAATTAAGTCTTCCCTTGATATTTATAAGGGCTCTCATTAAAGAAAGAAGTCTGTTAATCTCGGCTTCAGCTTTACTAACATCTGCTCCGACAGAAATTCCTCGGCTGTATTCAGAGCGAAGCTGGCGAACCTTATTGCCGAGAGAATCGTATCGGCGTTCGGTGTTCTTCAAATCATTCTGGCGTTGCCTCTCTGCCTCTTTTGCCTCGCGTGCTGCGTCCTTTATAACCTTTGCATAAGTATTTGCTTTATCTATAGCATTAAGATACCCGGAACTCTTTACGACATCAGTTGCAGTGAGTCCTGTGATAGGATGAATACCTCTGTTATTCCTGATCTGTTCTAATTCAGTTCTGTATTTAGACAGCTCTGACAACGACTGACGTATGTTGTTCGTTGAATCGACGCCAAACATCTGTATGCCTTCACCATGGCGTTTGTTGATTTCGTCAATAATAGAAGATAACTTATAAAGTTCTCTCTCTGCCTTGTTTGCCTCAGTTGCAACGCTGTTAGGAAATATGTTGAATCCAGCACCTTCCTTGGACACCTCTCCGAGTATGCGGCCTATTTTGTACAATCCGTCCTGGACAGACTCCAACTGCTGGAGTTTTTTCGAACTGAAGAAATCTTCGCTTGAAAATACGCCAATATTACGACGTAATTCTTTAACGAAGTTGTTTAGCTTTTCAAAACTACGACCTCCCTTATCTCCAATACCTTTTGTTGCTTCGGATATTGCTTCCAAAGCATTCTGTGCCTGCTTACCAGTAGAATCAACCTTGTTTAATTCTCTGATAATCTTTTTGGTTTCCTCTTCAATTCTCGATTTTAGAGTGAGCGAGAAACTGAGGTCTCCCATATTTCCACCTGCCATATCCTGAATATTTTTAAATTAGAGTTTATTGTTTAAGTAATCAGCAAGACTTATCTTCTTGCCAACGAGGATTCCCTCATTCTTCTTTTTCTCCATCCACCTGTCGTAGAGGTCATCCATCTCCTTCTTGGTATGCTTCTTCGGACCGCCTTCCTTCTTGGTCTTTGGATAGACGACAAGAGGCTGGTCTGCAACCATGAGGTCAATCTGCGCCGATGAATAGCCCCACCAGTAGTCGTAGGCTGCGATGAAGTACTTACGCTGAAAGAGGAAACCGAACTTCTCTGCTAGTGAGAAGGCAGCTCCCCAGCTGGTTCTGCTTGGATAGCTTTTGCTTCGCTCCTCGTCATCGTCATCATCACGTCCGTCATCCCGGTCGCTAATATGGTAGCCAGTGAGAATGCGTTCGATGGAATTTTTTTTTTAGAAACATCGAGGACTCTCAGAACCTCGGCCACGTCCACATCCTTGATGTAGTAGAGCCAGCGCCAATAAATCCAATACAGGAATCGTATCTTCCAGATGTTGTTGAGAAGGATGCAGACACAAATCTTGACGTTGCGCTTCCATTCGTTCTTCTCCTTTGACCTGATGTGGGAACACCTGCTCATGGTTCCCTTGCGAAGCCAGCCGATCTTGTGCTTCTTTCCACGGAACACGAACTCGGTAGGCTCGTCGTGCAGCACGCTGTCAAGCAACTCCTGCAAGTCCACTGAAGGCTGCTCTATTTTCTTTTCTTCTGCCATGATTGTATGCTATTAAATGAAGAAGGGCGGCACGGCTGTTGATTAGCCTGCCGCCCAACGGTTTGTTATCCTGAATCTAATTACCTAAAGAAGCCTTTACTTGATTAACCGCCAATGCCTGGTTCACCAGCAGCTGGAGCCTTAGTAAGCCAAGCGATGCTGCGCTTACCTGCACCCTCGATAGAACCTGAGAACTTAAACGCAACTGGCTCAGTACCGGAGTTGTCCCACTGCAATGTAGCGTAGAGAGCGATGTTGGTAATAACCATGAGGTTCTCCTTCTCGTCGTCAACAATAACGATAGTACCCTTGATCTTGAACTTCTTAGGCTCAACAGCGATACCTGTAAAGCCGGTAGTAGCGTCGAGGGTAGCGTCACCTGTACCCTTCAGAGTAACCTTGGTCAGCTCTGTGATAGCATCCTCGCCGAACATAATTGTCAGCAAGTCCTTTGCCTTTGAAGGAACAACGAACTCTACATTGAAGTCGCCGAGCTCAGCTGTGGTTGCCCAGTCGCCTGCAAGACCGATAACCTTGTAGTGGTTGATGGTTGGGTCATCCATAGTCGCCTTCAGCGAGTCAACGGTAACCGGAAGCTCAACCTCTGGGGTGATGTCAACTGTAGCCTTGCTCAAATCGGTAATAGCCTTTGAGTAGAGCAGAGTTTTAGGACCATTGAAGATGTCCTTCATCTTGTCAATAGTTGTCATAGCCATAATCTAAAATATTTTAAATTGTTATACCTGAATACTTATTTCGTACGTAACCTTCCCTGTATGATCGTCACGGAAAAACCTGCGCCGTCGTCTGTCTGTAGCGTTATACGAGGATTTGAAACAATGAGATTTTTTGTGGAGATTGGAAATCTGTCCATAATCTCCTGGACTTTCTCGTCAACGCTAGATACATCAAGTGTGTGCGGGTTGCTTGCCGAATTCTTATCGCGCACATACAATTCGATTTGAGTTATAGTGGTGAAATCATTGTAAACTCCACTTGAGTTCATCTCGTTATTGTAGATACTAGATGGAAAGTATACCACGATGTAGCTGTTGATTTTCGTATCAACTGCTTTTGGTCGGCTACGGGAGTAGAGCTTGTCGCAAATCCCCTTCATTGCATTACCGACATCGAAATATAGAGTCTTAATACTAACCATATCTTACATCGATCTAAAGTATCTAACCAAATATTCTCTAAGAGAGGTAATCACGTCGTGACCTCTCTTTACCTCGACAAACTTAGCGTAATCTACGCCGGCAACAAGGAGCATCTGCCATGTGGAATCGTACTTTCCTTTGTTGTGCTCCCTGGAAACAAGTTCATCCCACGCCGCGTTTGGACCATATTCACCACCTTCTCCGTATTCACCCTTGTAAGGTCTCCTTCCGCTGTCTTTGAAGGAGAATGAACTGCGATAATACTTATCGAGGTTGTATCTCTCTCCAGCAGCAAGGGTTACTCGGGTTGGCTCTGGGCCAGGAGCATAATGAATCGACTTCAATGAGCCGTTGTAATATGTACCGATGGCTGTTGACTTGTACAAGTTACCGGTTACGTCATCATAGTTTCGAGACTTGTCAGCAGCTTTCATTGTCATTTCAGCCGCATGATCCATCTTCTGCTGCATCTTTGCTACAGCCATCTGACGGATTTTCTTCTCGACCTGTAAAAACTGACCTGATAAACTTGTCATAATCTAAACCCTTGTCAAATTCCAATACACAACAGTCCTGTTATTATCCGGTTCACAGTCCTTAACCATACCTACCTCGGTGTTGTTGCCGACAGTGGAGTAGATGGTGTCGCCGTCAAGAGGACATCTGTCAGCATCCCATTCGTCATATCTGACAGGAATCGATGCCTTCCTCTTGTTCTGGTCGACGTTCTTGTCTCCCTCTGTAGTGGTATCGGTGTAGCTGCGGCCTTCGCCATAATAGAGAATAATTTCCTTGTCCTCACCAACTGGAGCATCATCATCGGCAAATGGGTCATCAGGGTCGGCTTTTCCGACGACCTTCCTCACGATCTTGATGATGTGAGGATATCTTGGGTTTCTGATGTTTTCCTTTTCCATACGCCTTATTTGATGATGTGAGGGAGAGGTTCTCCCCAAGGAGAATAATTCGCCCTCTTTACTCCGTGGGAGGTCACCCGGAAGGTGGACTTCTTCTTGAGCATCGAATCAGGCTCCAGCTCTGCGTAGATAGCGTTAGCCTCTGCCTTCATCTCGCTCCTGTCGTTGTCCGACATATCATAGCCACCTCCCGAATGAGTCCATCCGTTATCGGAATCGGAGGTGTTGTTCACCTTGCTCGGACCAAGAACAAACCATTTCAGCATGTCGGCATAGGCAAGTCTCACCTTGTCCTTGTCGCAGGCTTCGAGGTCGATGCCATTTTCAAGCTCCCTGTCGTGCATGATGCCCAACAGAGCCTTCATCGGCATCTCGAACTTCACCTTATTAATAAGGTAGTCGTTCACAGTGTAAATGTTCATCTCCGAATCCATAGTCATACAATCTAGTTACGTTAAAGAATTAACCCTTCTTGGTAATGTCGATAATCCAACGGTAAGGAGAATCGAGCATAGCAGGAACAGAAGCGAGGAACAAGTCTGTTTTGAACTCCTGGTAGAGACCGTTCGCGGTAATCATGTTACGCAGCAAGCCAAGCTTGTTGTTGGTCTGCGCCCAAGCCACATCAATGAGCTTGTTGCCAAGGGTGTCAAAGATACGCTTGTCAAGGATCTCCTTACGCATGAAACGCAAAGGCTTGCCAGCAGGACGAAGAACAACTGTTCCGTCTGCCCAACCACGAATCTCTGTAACTGTGCCATCGAAGCGCTTGTTGTGCTCAACCTCATCGACAATCTCGATAGGAGAAAGACCGTTGAGGTCAACAACAGACTTCAAGAACATTGCGTTGTTTGGACCGTAGTTCTGCAAAACTGCCACAAAGTTAGCGTTCGCCCAGCTCTTGTACAACTCAGCAATCTGCTTGTTCTTCAAGAATACGTTATTGTAGTCGTTCTTGGTCATCTGCCATACGAGAGGTACACTGCGGTACTCGATGTTCTCCTTGCGCCAATCCTCCTCAAACTTGCGCATCTGCTCAAGCAAGTCGCAGTTTGGATCGTTCCAGGCAAGCGTACCCGCCTTTTTGAAGTTCTCCTTTGGAACCTTTGCGTCATACAGAGGCTCCTGGATACCACGACCAATCTTGTCGTAGTCGATGAAACCTGTCGAACTCAACTGGGCTGACATGTAGGTCATAGTCATGTCGAGTGAGTCGTACAATACCTGTACCTTGTCGAGGTAAGCATCAACCAGGTCAGCGTCGTTGCCGAACTCATCCTGGAGAAGCTTCATCTTGTGGTAACGCTCTGTCGCAGTCTCACGGAAGCCGTCAGCAGCGAAGTCTGGAATTGAAGCGGTGTACCACTCAATACCCTCATGGTCGTTCTGATAGCCCTCGCCGAGAGGAGCACGGAGGTTCATCAAGGTTGCAGGGTTCAATGTACGTGTGCGAACCTTGAAGGTTGCATCACCATTGTTAGATGTAGGGGTGAGATCTGGATCAATGTCACCCTGTGTCAGATACCAGCCGTTGTTACAGCGAAGTACGCCGTCACGATTGACGAACTTCTGAAGGTAAGTGTTGTTACCCTTACCAGTGAAGAACTTCGCGAGCTGCTCGACACCAATATCAATTTTTGCCATAATCCTGAATCAATCTTTTTACGTTATACAATAGGTTAAATGTGCCAGAACTCTGGGTAGAGTGACTTGTTCATCGCCTTAACAGCAGGAGGAACAGGACCCATGCGGTCAAGCCACATAACGCAGTCTGGATTCAACATACAGAAGTTGACGTTTGTACGAGGCTTGTGATACTTGTCGCCGCCGGCATCGAAATAAGGGAAATCGTTGTCGCTCGGAGCAAAGCAGTTAGGGTTGGTTACCATTGGCAGCACGCTCGCGCCTGCCTTCTCTGCCTCCACCAGCACGTCGCCAGCGCTCAATGCGCCAAGCGCCTCCGAGAGGGTCAGCTTCCATACGTCGCCTACCGATGTGTCGGTGGTTGCCTCCACGGCGGTCACGGTCACACCCTTTGCCTTTGTCTTGAAGTCCTTCTGACCGACCATGATGGTATCGCCAGGGAACGGGATGTGAACGAATCCGTTACGAACGATGTAGATGTCTGTGTCTGTAGCCGCAGTAGTAGCCTTTGCCACGCCGTAAGCCTTCAGAATCTTGATTGTAGCACCAGGACCTTCGTTGCCTGCTGTAAAGCCGAGGTCGTGCTCAATCAAGTCGCCGGCATAAATCTTAGCCGGGCCCTTGAATGGGTTGACAAGCTTACCACCAATAGGTGGGTGAACGAAGGCATTCTTGATAAGCGCCTCAAGACCGGCAAACACATATCGGGTTCCGCCGACCTTACCTTCTGTCTGAATGATGGTCGCACCGTGGTTCAGCATGCCACGAGTACCCATCTGTTCCATGTAGGAAATAGAAGTGTTGTCCATAATCTTTTTACCTTTTTAAAATTGTTATCCTGAAATTACTTCTTGTCTCCACCGCCGAATCTCTTCTTTCGACGCTCGGCCACTTCTTCCATAAACTTGTCATCATCTGTGGACGTGCCTCCGCTAGACGTGCGACTGCCTTTTGCAGGAATACCGTTTTCACCGGTAGCCTCCTTGTACTCTGCGGTGTAGATTTTCTCAGCCTTAGAAACCAGGTCGTCGATGTCGACATCTTCGTCCGGAATCTCCAGCTTTGCTATTGCAGCATTGAGGAAGTAGTTCTTCATTTCAAGGTTTGCCTTGTCGAACTTATCCTTCAAACCTGCCTTTACTGACTCGATGGTTGCCTTCCTTGCAGCCTTCTTGTCTCTTTCTGCGTTAGCCTTTTCGAGAGCTTCGAGTTTCTCAAGCAGCTTGGAGTATTTGTCGTCAGGATCGTCACCCTTTTTAGCCTCCTTGCGCTTACGCTCCTCTTCCTCTTCCTTCTTCTTGCGTTCAGCTTCCTCCTTGCTCTTCTTTACCTCGTCAGAGATATTCTTGTGCAAGTTGCCGTTGATACGCTTCAGACGGTTTGCTAACTTGGTAACCAACTTGGAATTTGCTTCCTCGTCATCACCGAAATCTTCCAAAACATCATCAAGTTCCTCATCGATGGTCTTTTGGCTAAGTTCTTTGAACTTGGTGGTATCAACCTCCTTGTTCACTAATGCTAAGAGTTCCTCTCTTGTCATGTTGTTTTTTGATTAAAAATGTTATCCCGAAAGTGGTCCCTCCACCTCGAAAACGTATAAATATACCTTTTATTTTGCAAATATATGAATAAATATGCAATTATCAAAGAAAAATTGTATATTTTTGCAGTATTAAATGTATATTTATGCAGAAAGATGTGTTTTCAGGATTAAAATTGGATAACGGAGAGCCTATTTACACTCAAGAGTATATCCAATCATTAAGAGACGCCGACAAGAAGCATCCCGACAAGCTGAAGATTATAGCTCAGCGTGGCGGTCAGGAACGCATGCTGTCTATAGACGCTGATATTAAGATAGTTGGCGGTTCGCGAGGCGGCTCAAAATCGTTCTCTTCCCTAATGGAAGTTCTGAAGGATATTAAAAATCCAGATTTTCATGCAACAATTCTTCGTAACGAAAAAGACGACTTACAGTCCTTAGTGACAGACTCTTATAAATTGTTCTCCCAATTTGGAACTTACAATAAGTCACAAAATGATATGACCTGGAACTTCGATAACGGAGGATGGCTCAAATTCTCGTACTATGCTGGAGCCTATCAGGACTTCAAGACACGATTCCAGGGTCGCCAGTATGCCTACGTTTGCATCGATGAGGGTACTCAGTGCCCATACAAGAAGTTCAAGTACCTCTTGACCAACAACCGAAATGCAGCGCATATCCGAAACCGCTTCTGGATTACCTGTAACCCAGACCCGGAATCTTGGGTGAGAAAGTTCATTGACTGGTGGGTTGACGAGAACGGCTACATCATACCGGAACGGGACGGAGTTATACGATACTGTTTCATGGACGGAGATACGCCTGACTCAATCTACTGGGGTAACACGAGAGAAGAGGTGTACGAGCAGTGCAAGGGCATTATTGATAGCCTTTGGAAGGACAGCTATGAGGAACTTGGTTATACAAAGCTCGAAATGTTCATCAAGTCGGCAACATTCGTTCGCGCTGACGTATCAGAGAACATTAAGCTTATCTCTACCGATGCCTCATATCTCGCCAACCTTGCCCAACAGGACGAGGAACAGCGTATGCGAGACCTGGAGGCCAACTGGAACTGGAAAGCTGCCGGCGATGACATGATCAAGATGGAAGACCTTGATGAAATCTACGACAATGCAGAACAGATAGGAGATGGAAAACGCAGAGCTTCTGCCGATATCGCATTCACCGGAGGCGATAACTTCGTAATGTGGCTTTGGGAAGGATGGCATTGTAAAGACTTGGTTGTTTTGAGGCTGGACCCTAAGACACTCGTTTCTGTAGTTGAGGCCAAGCTGAGAGAGTGGGGTGTCGAGGAATGTAACTTCACTTACGATATGCAGGGAATCGGTCAGTACTTCAAGGGATTCTTCAAGGATGCCGTCCCATTCAACAACCAGGCAGCACCTATCGCTAGGAGTCATCAGGAAGAAGAAGGAATCAAATACCTCTATAAGGATTTGAAGTCTCAGTGCGCATGGTTGTTCTATAAGATGATAAAAGAGAAGCAGATTTCCATCGACTCGGCTCTGCTTGAAAGAAAGTATTCAGGAAACGGATTTGACAAGGTTCCTCTCAGACAGATTCTTCAGAAGGAGCGTAAGATGCTCAGACGTGACGAGAATAGTGATGATAGGGGATTCAAGCTATTACCTAAGAAGATTGCCAAGAAATATGTCGGACACTCGCCTGACTTCTTTGAATCTTGGTTCTACGTAATGATATTCAGTTTAACAAAAAAGAAAAATAAAAAGGTAAAAGGATTATGGATGCTATCAAGGTAAATAATGTAAGGGAGCTGCTCGTAAGGAAGCCATTCTACGAGCTTACTCCTGCGGGGTACATGAAGCACTCGGCTGTAAGCGACGTTGTTCCTGACTATTACGACGGAACGATGCCAGACGACACCATGTATCGCCGCATCAAGACGCAGGCAGACTTCTTGCGTGAGTACTATCCATCTGCACACAGAATAATGGACGAGAAGGAATACCCGGACATCTGGAAGCTGAACCCTGAGAATAACAGGTGGTACTGCCAGAAGATTCAGCGTACAGCCTTTGCGTTCCAGCAACTCATCCACACGAAGCATCTGCTGCACTTGACTGGGAACGATGTTCAGTTCGAGCTTGCTGATGGTGATGACTACGAGAACGAGAAGAAGGTAGAGGAGAATCAGAAGACCCTCGATGTATTCAAGAAGGGTTGGCTTATGCACGATATGGAGATTCGCTTCTTTGAAGCCGTAAGTGCATATCTGAAGGTTGCAGAATGTGCAATCGTTGGTTTCTTCGATGAAAAGAAGAAATTCTGCACACGAACACTCTCTTATGATCGAGGAGATATCCTGTACCCTCACGTCGATTCACTCACTGGCGACCTTTTGTGCTTTGCCAGGAAGTACTACGACTACGACGATGAGGGCAACGAGAAGACCGAATATGTCGAGGCTTGGGATAACCGGAAGTTCTACCGCTTCAAGAAGGCTGTCAAGTCTGGAAAGGTGAAAGAGGTAATGACGAAGATTGCAAGGATTTTCGGAATTGATGACTACACCCTCATTGAAGAGAAAGACCACGGCTTCCAATTCGTACCGGTAGCCTACGCGCGTAACGACAACGGACCTTGTTGGTTTATGGTCCAGAAGAACATCGAGGACTACGAGGAGGCATTCTCATATCTCTGCGAGAATAATAAGGCGTACGCTTTCCCAATCCTTACGCTCACTGGCGATGGTGAGGATATTTCTATAACCGGCGACGATATGACCGGCTCTGCGAAGACAATCATGATTACGGACACTAACGGCAAGGCTGAATTCTTGAATGGAACGGATGCCTCTGATGCCTTCGCTACACAGCTCAACAAGTCGTACGACCTCATCTATGAGCTGTCATTCACCGTGAAGCCACCTGAGCTGAAGTCTGGTGACCTCCCAGGTGTAGCCATCAAGCTTCTCTATTCTCCTGCACTGGAGGTTGCAATGAACGATGCGCAGGAGTTGCAGCCATTCCTGGATAAGATTCTCCGCATCTGTCAGTTCGGCATCGGTACTGATGAAAACTGCGTCGCAACAATGTCCGGGCTTCCAATCAATGCGTGGATAAGTCCGTATGTACATAGTAATAAAACTGAACAAATTACAAATATTGCCACTGCGGTTCAGAACGGATTCCTCTCTAAGCAGACGGCTTCAGAACGCTGCCCTGACTTCCCTAAGACCGCTGAATATGAGCGTATCATGCGAGAGAAAAAGGAAGAAGACCAGCAGGACCTCCTTATGGATATGCAACGTGCGGATAACGAAACCCAGAATGCTATCGAGGAGCAGAAGGCAACGGCGAATATTCAGAATGGAGGTAGTGGAAACGTACGTACGGGTCGCGGAGCTGGACGCCCAAATAAGTCAGGAACCAAATGGGACGAGAATCGGAACGCCCCGAATGAGAACAACTGGCAGCACTACAACCAAACCCATTAATAGCCTATGGATGAGTTAAAACGTTCTGTCGATTATAGCAGAAAGCGCTTGCAGGCAATCCGAAACTGCGAGGACCATGTTGCAGATATTCTCTGGAAATCGACACAGAAAATAATTGCCGCAAGTAAGCGATACAGAGGTGCGGGCAGGCTCACAAACGAGTCAGCCCTGCTCTCTTATGCCAAGAATGTTACTGCTGAGGCAGAGGAGAGTATCAACAGTTACATCTCTGCTTACTCCAAGGTTTCATGCAAGATTCTCGGGATTGACAGCGAGAACATAGAATCATTTCTCGTTAGCGACATCTACGGAAAGACGACATCTGAAAGAAACGCCGTATATCTCGGAAACTTTGCGGAAGATATTGTAAGGATGATCAAGGCAGGAACCTTGATGGGATATTCAGACCAGCAGCTCCTGTCTTCCATCCGCACAGGCTATAAAGACCCATATCACACATCAGTCATCACCAAAGCGAAGAGAAAGGATATCAACATCGATGTTCCTTCTTACGGAAAAGGCTACTACAAGAACGCCTATCAGAACATCGTAAGAAACGCTTCTCAGGTGATTGCTTTGGCGTGGGGACAGGCAGAGCAGGAGTATGGGCAGGAGAACAAGGCTATCGGGTTCTACGTCAAGAGAGGAAGTAGTTATCCATGCGAAATCTGCCAAAATGAAGCCGATGCTGGCATCCATTCTTTCAAAGATCCATATCCTCCATTTCATGTTTCGTGTTGTTGCTACACAGTATTTGCATTCAAGGATAATAAAAAGAAATAAGATTATGATTGAAGAAACAAAAGGATACACGTTATCCGTCGATACGTACAAGAAGGCGAAGGCTCTTAAGATGAAAGACCCTCGCTATTACATCTATGCCAGCCTCCGTGGCTCAGGTATGCCAACGAGGGACTGTTGGGCTATCGCCTTTCAGGGAGAAGGTCTCAACTGGGAGAAATCTTTCCTTGAAGGAGAGATGAACAAGCTCGAAGCCCAGGAGTCTGTTCAGAAGAGAATTGCAGAGGTGCAGGGTAAGAAAGCGAATAACGAGGACGCTGAAGAGCTTTCTCCTGAAGAGTTAGCGAAAGCTACCTCCAAGGAGCAAATTCTCAAAGACCTGGTATTGGCTCAGCGAAAAGCCAAGTATGGATCACCTGAGTGGCTCAAGATAGTTGCATCCATCGCCGACTATAACAAGATTAAGCAGGACGAGATTGATACGGAAAACAATGTGGTCCATTACTACATACCTCTGTCGATGCCACGATGCTGCGAAGACTGCATTATCTTTAAAAATGGTCAGGCGACTTTCCAAAAGAAGAAGAAATAGTTAAATTCGTGTTAAAGTAACTTTGTTTTACTAGAATTTCAGCAAAACCAAGTACCTTTGCAAACAATTAATGTTCACAGATTCTTTCTGCTGAGCATAATTCAAATTATTTTGGTTAACTAAGAGGGGCAGCGTCTTCACAGATACTGCCCCTCGCTTTTTTAATAAATATATAAGTAGAAGAAAACTTTGAAGTCAATTAAGGATACTTCTCTCCGGTAACCAACTCAAGTATACCCTTAAGCCTATCATTAAGAAGGTCGTCATTGAATACAGGAAGAACACCGTATGGTGGCAGTTTCTTAGTCTCTGCGGCCTCCAAAATGAACTGGAGCGCCTGCACTAAGGAAGTGTGGTCTTGAACGACCTCAAGCAATTTATCGCTCATCCTTGCCTCCTTCCTTTTTAATCTGTTCTGCCATCTCAAGAAGAGTCTCGGCGTGCTTATCGCGGTCAATGACTTCCTGTACGGCCTCATCGCTCTCCTTGCGAAGCTGCTCTTCTGTCTTACCCTCATCGGCAGCAGCGTTCAGTCTCGCAGACTCACGGGCAAGGTATTCGTCACGGAGCTTCAACTTACCTGCCGTGTATTCTGCATCGCCAGGCAACGATGTATCCGCATACATAAGCTGGGAAAATGCCTCGATGATGTTTCCATCATCCTTGGAGAACTCATAATGGTCTCCTACAGCAACAGGAACACATTCATCGAGTGCAGCATACATTGATGTACCGATAGAGTATTCAACACCCCATGTGCCGGCAATGTTCGCAATCTTGATGAAAGGCAGCGAGCCTCTCTGCAAATGCTTCTTGATATCAGCAGGAATATCCTCTCTGAGTGAAGCAACTTCTTTCTTAGACAAGCTCTTACTGAACTTCAGCACGGTGAAGTGTCTTGTCTTGATAGTTTTTCCAAATGGTAATGCCATGATAACAATATTTTAAAGTTCAACTTTTATTTCCTTATACTCGAAATCTGTGCAAGAAGGATTCTCCTCAGAAGTAAACCTAATCTCATTAGGGTTATTACAAACCCCATCCTTGAAGAAGAAACAATCCTTGCAAGTGTAATCAGTCTGTTGTTCCATGTTCCAATAGTTTTATTTCGTCTTGGATATAAAACACCGCCTTACGCAAGTCCTCGATGCGTTTCTCGGTCTTGGTCTTGTTGCCATCCACCTTATCCTTTCGCAGGAGATACTTGATAGCGTTCCCTGTATTGAAGTCAAGGTGTCTGCAAATATCCAAAGGCTCAACACCACATAAATCCTTAAGCCACGCATAATGGGATGGGTGAGATACTTGCTCTGTCTTTTCATTTCTAGATTCTCCTCCAGCTGCTATTGCTACACCAAACTTCATTATGCTTTCCGTATCAAAATGAGCAAAAAACTCATGGTTAGAATCGGCAGATGTACATAGATATGTACAATCGTCATTTCTCTCTATACGGAATAGAACTGGGATATTGTCATCGTGAACAAACAGAGGGTCAAAATTGCATTTTAAGCAATTCTTCCTTGTAATATAAAATTCCAGCCCAACCTTAATATCTTCTTTCTTAATCATAAGCTATTTCTTTTTACTATTCAAATAAAATGCTCTAAGAGCCATAACCTCTGATGGGTTGTGATAAAGGATAATACAGAAATCACCATGTTCTTCTGTGTGAACCTTTCGTAAACCACATTCCTTGATAAATCCATCCTCACCAATATAAGGATCAAGGATCTCGCGAACAGCACTAGTATGGCTTGGTTGAACAACAATAACGCCACCAGTTTCCCGAAGTTTCTCTAGCTTCTCCCACTGAGCTTCGATATTTTCGTCTCCGTAGAATAAATCATAGCCATAAGGCTCTGTGATTTCTCTATCAATGCCCATTCCCAAAGGAAGTTCAATTACTATAATCGGCTTCATAAGCTATTCCTCCTCATCTTTTAGTTCAACGAAATCGCCAATACCCAAACGAGCATTGTTGATGCAAGACGCAATCCAACCCATCAGGTAGGCAGAAGGCTCGCCGCCGTGTTCTAAGTCAGTATATTCCTCGATGGCATCGCAGACGTGAGAAGCTTCATGGCAGCAATAGTTCATCGACATAACCTTCTGACACGGAAACGATACAAGAACGCCTCGCCTTCTGTCGCTCTTTCTGACAGCATCGGAATACGTAACGCCGCCGTAATCAATATCGGGAGCCTTGCATTTGTCAAAACAGGAATCTATCAGCTCTTTCAAGTCTTTTCCGATGTGTACCCAAAGTTTCAAAGGGTAGATTCCGTTTTCGTATTCGTAATATCCTTTCTTCTTCATATTCTCAACTATTTCTGTTTTGATACAATCTCGATAGCAGACAATAATGTCTTCTCGCTGATACCTTTTCCACTACCAACACCATCTTTCTCTATTCTTTCAAGAGATTTCTCAATAGAGCAAAAATCATCCTGAGAATTACTCATAAAGCCATCAAGTTCTTCACTTACACTACTGATACAATCGTTGGTTTTTTTAACAATAGCTTCAAGACGACCGAAACACTTGTCGATATAATACTTCAACCTTTCTTCATGCTCTATGATAGTTGCAGAGTTTGAGATTTTCCCATGCACCCAGTAATTATCTACGCATGCGTAATAATCACCTTTTTCATCGCTGTGTTTTTTGCCAGATACGACTCTTAACTCAACGAAATTTTCTCCATCCATTACCGCATACACTCCTTCTCCAAATGGATATAGTTCGGCTTTTTCTGCATCCTCCCTACTTTCTCTTTCTTTGTATGCGACCTTTCCTAAAACGCTAACTCTAATTTCCATATCTCAACTATTTATTATGTAATCTACCAATATGCCACTTTGAGCAAACCTTACATAAGTAAGGATGCCAGCCGAGTGCCTTCAACCTCGGAATCTGATTCAGAAACTCCCAAGCATCATCCTCAGTCTCGTATGCAACCTTCGCCTTCCATGAATGAACCTTTCTAGTCCAATGCTCGGGGTCTGGCTTGAACGGCGGAACCTTGTTCGGATTGTGATGTCTTCTCATAGGCACTTGAATGAAACACTGTTCAACGTTCTGTTCACCACAATCTCCTTATCATTGCACATGGTCCTCATGCACTCCAGGGCATCCTCGCGAACAGCAGTCATAATCTCCTGCATTGAAGCGGTGGCCGGAACCATATTCTTCTCGGCCTTAAGATTCGTGATACGGGAGATAATCTCCTTGATATATTCCTTGTCTATCATAGAAATCTGTTTTATAACCGTTAATCGTCAGGCTGAATGAAGCTCTCCGGCTGCTTGATGTCCTCCTCACCACGCAATTTATTCTTCACGTCATTGATGAGAAGCTCCTGCTTCAGGTCAATCATCTGCGCGCCGTACACCTGATAGGTCATTCCGCCCTGTGACCTCTTCTTGAAGAAGCCGTACTTGTCGCTCATATCACGCCCGAACTTCTGAATCGTAGGGATATCCTTCTCCTCGACATCGTTTGCCTTGCAGAACTCGACGAACCTCTCGTACATCTCCTTGGCAAGCATGCATTCCGAAATCTCGCCCCTCGCCTCTTGGCTGCACCTCATATCATACGCCCTTATCCAGGCATAGATAGGATTGCTTCCGAGAAGGGAGATAAGCAGCTGTCTCCTGCTGCCCTCCGCTGCCGGGAACCTGTACTTCCTGCTCCTCAGCTCCATCGCGCCACGGAATATCCAGTTGAACACTCCGCTCAGCTCTTCACGGATGATCTTGCTCGCAAGCTCCGGGTCCTGCCTCTCCTTAGGAATGGTAACATCGAAGCTCACGTACTGCAAGCGCCTGATGAATCCGAGCGACGCATCATCAGGGAACGGAAGCTCATTGAGATTGAAGATGAGGTAGGGGATTGAGTTCCCCTCCAAGATATCCCTGCCAAGCTTTCTCATCGGGACGGGCTCGCCGCTCACGAGTCTCTTGAACATACCGGTGTTCTTCCTTCCGAATTTCTTCGGGTCGGAATCGGAAGACCAGTTGAAGATGGCGTTCCTGATAGGATACCTTCCCCTCATTCCCTCGTCTCCGTCAGCAGTGAGGTCGGCGTAGTCCATCTTGCTTATCCTGTCCTTGCCGAATATGTTGCAGGCAACGTCGAAGATGACACTCTTTCCGTTGGCTCCCGTACCTATAAGGAGAAGACAGAGCTCAATCTTCGATGATTCCTTCCCCTCGTACGGATTGTATGCAGTACCTCTCTGTATGAGACCGAGACCGAGGAACATCTGGAGGATCATCCTCGACGTCCTGTCTGGGAGGACCTCCTTGATGAAGTTCATCCACCTGTCGCACTTCGCCTTCGGATTGTAGTCGTATGGGTGGTAGTATGTGACATGGTACTCGGGAGAGAACGGCATCACGTTCGGATACTTCAGACCGCTGCCGAAGTCAACCACTCCGTTGGCGAATGCAACGATGTCGAAGGTAGGTCTCAGTATGTTGTAGCACTCTATCACCTCCATGAATGACTTGTTCATCACCGTACTGATGCCGAGCATCGGAGCCATGGCCAGGTCGAGGAGCAGAAGCTGGTAAGCCTGTTCCAAAACTATCTTCGGAACAGCTTCGTATATCTTGCCGTTGAACATGTAGTAAGCACCGTTGTAGTACTTCACCGGAGCCTTCTTCGCCAGACGTCTCATTGACCTGATGAAAGTAGACTTCAGCTTGTTGTACTTATCAGAGTTTGCCTTACCCCAGTCCTGGCAACGGAGCGCTTCGAAGCCGTACTCGTCATGCCTCAAAAGGTCTAGCAACTGAGCGTGCAATGTGTCTATAGCAATACCATTTTCCATTTATGTACAATAATAATATTAATTTTCCGTTATTGTGTAGGATAAACCCCGATAAACAGGGGCTTTCTGAAGGATAACACGTGTCAGGTCGTCCTTACAACATGTCGTCTATAAAATATCGACAATACAAAGATACATATAATATCCTGAATATCCGGTAAAACCCTAGTAAATAAAGGGTATAAATATACATTTTAGGTATACATTAAATGAAGGATAGGTATACATTTATGGTTTGGTCTGCAAAGTAAGAGTTTATGGTATCAAATGTTAATAAATAACGGATGAATGAATATGCATAATTATCCTTTATGGTGGAAAGTAATTAAACTTTACAAAAAGGCTGAAAAATCGGAAGAAAAAATTTTTAGATGAGGTGACTACCGCGCTGATTTAGTGCTATTTAGGGGGTGTGGGGGTGTTTCTTCTGAAATTATTACACTTTGTGTCGGTTTATATAGTGTAAACCATCGTGAAACAATATTTTTGTAATTTTTTCAAATTGTCGGTTTATATTTATAAAAAACTTATGTAACCCCTTAATAACCAACACTTTATAATATTGTTTATATTCATTTTCTTGAATAATTATACATTATCAATAAAGCGTGAAACACAAAAACTTATTACAAAATACTTGACCGAAATATATTTACCATATTTATACATGCATAAATATTCGTGTTTAACTTATTAAATACATTTTAACGAAATTGGTAAAAGGTTATTACATGAGTAGTTAAATGCATTAACATAACCTGCCACTTTGGCGGGTGTAACTACCTGTAAATCAATTAGTTAGCAATTTGTAAAGATTAATGTTTCTTAAGTTAAATATTTAACAATTACTGCCACTATAGCTTTATAACTAATTGATTATTAGGTAGTTATAAGTCTGCCACGTTGGCAAAAACGTTAAATTATTTAAACATTAACAACTACTGACAAACGCTGTAATTATTACAAACGGCTAACTAACTATAAATCAAGTACTTACAAAAGGTTAAATGCATAAACACTCAATTTT